ATAATTAACTGTGGCCATTCACCATACTTTTCACCATAAGCTTTAACCATAAGATCAACATCATCCAATGTTGGACTTGGGTCAAAAGAAAATTCCATATGTTTCAATGATGCAAGTTCTTTAGTGTAAAACTCTTGACCATCATTCTTAAATGATTCTTCAATAGTGTTTGCCATATGCCCTGTGATAACAGCAGCAGCACGAATACTTGTAGTGTACGCATCAGTATCAGCTGACACATACAAGGTTGGAACATTGGCTTTGATGCCATAAAAAAGTGCAAGAAGAGATTTACCTGAGTTTGGTTGACCAGCAATCATTGTTACCTGACCGCGTCTAAAACGTATGCCTTCTTTTTTTAGTGAAGGGAATAAGTCAGGTAGCAGTTGTGGTTCTTCCAAGTGCCGGACGGCCGCTTGCTTTATGGTTAACACAACTGCTCCTAACTAGCTAGTAAGGTATCCGTATTTAGTTTTGTTTTATCTAATGAACTGTGGTTCACATTGATCTGCTGTGCCCTTTGGTGAAGGACAGAAGTAGCCCTTCCAAGGTCCTTTAGCAGATGAACCGGTGCGAAATTTCATCTCACCGTGTTTACACGCTTTAGCACCATCAGCAGGTGCTGATTGTGTGCGTGGTTGTTCAACAGGTGTAGCACCAAGGGCTTGTTTCAAAGTTCCTTGTGCATTGTACAGTGTTTCCACTGCGTTAATCTCAGGTGTCACATTAGCAATCGCTGTCAGTGCACTCTTAATTTCATCTTCATCATAAGAGTAAAGATAAACGTTAACTAATGTACCTTGTGAGGTTTTGAAGTTAAGTTGTGTCTTCACTCCTGGTGTTTCTGCGCTCATTCTTTTCCTTCTCTATAGAGTGGCAAGTGGATCATACTTTACTGCCAGCTCCCCGCCGTAAGCGTGACAGTAATCTTTAACAGAACAGGACTTGCACATCATACCAAGATTTGGCAAAAAAATTTCTGCCTGAATCCCTTTCTCAAACTGTGCAAATAGTTCTGTAAATAGTTGCACTGTCCAACGTGATAAGTCCCCTGCATCTTCCATAATACCTTGTCGGGCGTTATAGAAGTAACCTTTTGTTGGTCTAACACCGGTTACACTTTGGACAGCACAAGCATATAAACCTAACTGCATATTTGTGTCAGGCATATAAACACCAGACTTGTAATCAACAATAACAATATCACCATCAGGTGTCACAGCTACAAGATCAATAAAAGATTTAACAAGTACATCACCAAACATCACATTGTATTCTGGTTCAACTTGCAACACACCGTTATGATTCCACACTGACCATTTATTATTTCTCCACCATTGAATGAAGTTGTCAACCATTTGTGGTCCGTTGTCTTGCCACCAAATGTCGTTTTCTTTTTCCGGATACGCTTTGGTGGCGCGACCGCCAGCACGCCAAGCAGAAGGGATAGTGTCTGTGGCTGCTGCTTTTTCATCAATCATAGTTTGGAAATGGGCGTTCCAATACTTGATTGCTAAATCTTTACTCACAATCTGGTTCCTCTAATGTTGGTGCAGTAGCAGGGCTACCACAAGCGGAGCAAAACATATCAAGAAAGTACATTGATATTTGGTTGTCTTCAAACATTACTTTAAGATTCCACACTTTGCAACCACATACACAGACGTGTGTTGGTATTCCTCTTAAATCAAATTTTGGTTTTGATTCATCAGGTACAAGTTCGTCAATCGGTTTCATATTGTTCTTTAAGGAATTGTTCTACTGCCGCGTGGAAGGCTGAGCCTCCGATGAAATACCACGCAGGTATTTGTGGTGCTTGTAGCTGGCGTTCTAGTTGCCAGGCTTTGCCGCATTTCATCCAGGAGGTAAAGGATGAGAATGATCTGTGCCCGATGATTGGTTCCATAAGGTAAACAATATCACAGGTTTGTAATTCGTTTAACGACACGCCCCAAGCGTGTCGGTTGCTAATCATTTGACAATACGATTATACTTGGAGCGAGCCGGTAAGTATGTGCGAGCGACCCGTTAACGAGGAACCGCTTTGGGCGGTTCCGAGTAATAAACATAGTATTTGAAAAACAAAAAAAAAAGCCCCTCACAAGGGGTTGGTATATTCCTACACCAAACCACCCTGTAAGGGGCTTCTAGGTACCTTAAATTGGCTTTAAACTGTACGTATGGACACGTACACAATGCCACCAAAACCTGTATATCTTCTATCCGGTGGGCTGGTACGCTCAAAACTTAACTGCTCAATAACACCATTGACCTGTTCACCAGTTGTGAAGTCTTGGATGATAACTGTGTCTCCTGCAGCTTCAATGGTTTCAAGTGTTTGTAAACGTTCCCAAGCACGACCTTCGTGACCTGTTAACACACCGAAACGATCTGATTCAAAATCAAAGTTAAGTAACGGAATGGTTAATTGGCGTGCACGATTAACAGCTGGAAGAGACTTAACTTGGTATCCATCAAACTCTGGACCCTTGGTTGTGTCTGTTGTGTCACGACCGAAGGTGAACTTGAAAGCTAGTTCTTCTTGCGGTGTGTTTATGTTAGTTGTTAAATCTGTGTTCAACGCTGGAACAGAGCCAGCAATAGTGATGATGGAGTTTATGTCACCGTCAACTTCTTTAGTTGAGATAACACAAGTACCAAACATTGGTGTATTAAAACGTGGTTTAATTAGTTTGAAGTATTTCTTTTCAACAGTTGCATATCTAATGAAACCTGTTGTTATGTAACCTGTTTCAGTAAGAGTATCAGCATCTTCAATGTAAACATAACCATCGGTACCATTATTGTTTGTACAGAAAGCAAGACGTTCACTGCCGTTAACAAAAGCACAAGCAGTAGTGTAACGGTTCTGATCTTCGTTGTAATATAAATCGTTTGCGTAAGCAAAACGTAACGGTTCAATCTCTTGAGACAAATCAATACGTGTCACACCAGGTTTACCATTAACATTTGTGGCAGCCCAAACAAAGTTATCTCTGGCAGCAAAATCATAAACAGGTTGCTCAGTATGAACAATGAGTGGACCATAAGTTAAAGAACCATCATCGGAAACTGTGGCAATGCGTACACCTTTAGATGTACCAATCATCATATAACCAAGGTAATAATAAATTTTGTAAACAACTTCACCAGTTGGCATCTCAGCTGCTGTGATAGCAGAAGTTAATGTTGGCATAACACCGGATGAGTTTAAAGTAAACTTGTAAATGTTTGACTGAATACCAGAATAACCAGCAGCATAAATAGCTGAACCTGATGCGGTTATGCTTGTAAAAATGTGGTCTTCATCACCGTGTGCATACACTGCTGTAGGTAACGCCGCAGCACTAGAAGAGAACTCGTACACTTTATCGTTAGCGCACATAACAATACGTTCTTTAACATATTCCATAACAGCGTTAGTAACAGTGATACCAGGGGAAGTAAACATAACTGTTGCAGCAGTAGAAGAAGTACCAGTTAAAGCCTTCTTGTTAACTTCAAGTTTACCTGAAGCAGTATCGTTAGTAACCCAGAAAGCGGTAGTGCCATCATCACAAATAGAGAACACAGGATCATCTGTGCCAGTGTTATAATCAATGAAATGAATAACATTTGTTACACCTGTACCAACAGGTGACACAGCCGTAGAAGTAACATCTGATGCTGTTTTAGCGTAAGTAAAAGTTGTTGTAGTTGGAACACCAGTAATCGTGTAAGTACCATTGAATGTGGCATCAACACCTGTGATAGTTATTTCCATACCAACAGCAAGACCGTGTGCTCCTGTAGTAGTCAAAGTAGCAACGTTAGAAGTAAGAGCTTTATTGTTTATTGAAACAGTTACAGTTGGGAAAACTTTATCAACATCAAACTCATCGTGGTTCAAAACACCTTCATAAGTGTTACCATTCTGTGCCCACTTAATGGAACGCAAGAACTGCCAAGGTCTACCATTAGCACGAATAGCACCAGTGACCTGATGTGTTGAAGAAACATTCTTTAAAAGAGTAGCCTGACCTGGTGTCCAAACATCAACACCTTCAGAGTCAAAAAATCTGTACTGAACATTTTCAGAAACATAAGGGTCAAGATAGTTGATACCGGAACCATTATGGAAAGAAGATTGGGATCTTAACCACCAACCTTCAAAGGATTGCTCGCCAACTTCTTTAGTGTTATCAAACTGTTGTTTACGATAGGTAGCTGTTTGGCGTTGGTAAGGGTATTTGTCTGAGGTTGCAAGAAGGAAAGGTTCACCTGCGATAGCAACATCGTAAATGTTACTGGTGTTAGTGAAAAGGTTTTGGTTTGTTTGAGTGATACCAATCGGGGAAACTATCGGTTCTGTGATACTTTCAGTTGCCATTATGCTCCTTCAGATGGTTAATCA